TCGCTCTTGCTATAGATTACCGCCAGCTTGTCCCATACGAGCTGATTGATGAAGAACTCCATCAACCCCACTCTTCTTTGGATCAAACTTTCTTTTATCATAAACTCCTAATCGGCCTTTCATCAATCTAAAAGGGATTTGACTACTTAAATCATAACCTGATGCCATGGTTTAGCTCCTACAATAAACTAATGCATTCAAACACAGTTTTGCGATATAGCTCAAATTCTGTTTCCTAGGTCTTTAATCCCTCTAATTTACATAACATCTGTAAAAATTGCGGGCCTGTAAAAATTTCATTCAGTCCCGCAATCTCAATAGTTACTGTATCTAATTGTTTCAGCCAATCTTCTTCGTGTTCGCGCATTGGAATTAGCTTCCATAATTGGTTGGTTAAGCGACGAACATTTACTTCAATATCATACACACGAAATTCAAAACCATACTTAGTAATCAAGAGCACTAGTCTCCATTAAACTGCCCCAGTTGGAGGCATATTTACCATCGGCCGTAAATTTACGACGCTTATATAGTCTTTGCATATGGAAAGAATCTCTTCGACTCTCTTCTAACAAAGCTAATAACTTAGATAAATGATTAGCTTGAGAAGTCATTTTAAAATCGCTTCCACTATATTTCATACGAGTATTTTCAATTGAAGTTACTTGACGCTGAACCCAACCTTGTTTCATTAAAAGCGCCAAGATATTAATTTCCTCAGCAGTAAGTTCAACATTAAAATGTGAATTATCTACTAGGACTTTAGGAGTTTCTAATAATTCTCCATCTAAATTACCCCAGATAGTACCTAAAATAAATTCATCAGGGGTTACATCACTTTCCAGCTTTTCTGTCAAATTAAGAGTATAATCATAAAGATTTTGTCTAGGAAATTCAAAACCCGGAATTGCATTAAGCAAAAGATTTTGTAAATCTCTTAATGTATCTTCTGGAGTGAGCTCTAGATAGAGGTCATCGGTAACTTGTCCAAGAAAGCGATTATAGACAGACGAAAATAATGTCATATAATTGCCTCCTTATATTTTATTATTCAGTAGCTTTATCAGCTGCTGGCTCTGTCTTAATAATATTGTACTTAGGAGTAGTGGTACGACGACCAGGAGCGACTTCCTCAGTCTTCACTCTACGCTCAGTCTGCTTTAGGATGGTATTTCCACCATTCTCGTCTTCCTTCTCAGCTTCTCTGTTCTTTAGAGCAGCATCGACATCAAGACCAGTCTTATCTTTCAAAGCCTTTCTCTTACCCAAATCCATTAGAGGAATTTCCAAGCTCAACTTCTTGATCAAATCAATAACTCCAGCTGGAGCAAAATCAAGAGCATCTAAGAAAGCATCTAAAGAACCAGTTCTAATCAAAGCAGCAACATCTGCTTCGCTCATATGATACTCAGGCTCAGTACGAATATTCAAATTTCTTAGAGCAACTTCGTCTTGAATCTGAAGGAACTGGGAAAGAATAACCATACCACCAGGCTGATAAGTTAGCTTTTCCAATTCAACATCGCTAACTTTCTTTACTTCGCCGGGAGCAAAACTTCTGCGGATTCCGTCTTCTGGAATCTTATAGGTGACCCAACTAGCACCTCTGTTCTTTACATTAAAAATAGCCATTGTATTATCTCCTTTTTCTCATAATAAAAAATAGGGGGAAGTGGGGATATCCCCTCTTCCCCCTCTAAACTAATTATTTTATATTAAATTAAACCTTTGGGAACTCGTAGTTAGGATTGTAAGTGGACTCAGCATAAGCCTTAACTTCACTTACATAAGCAGTGCTATCCCAAACAGAGCCAGCAATATCCATCTGACCCAACAAGCTAGCATCAGCGTAAGCGCAGATGTTGTTAGCCAACATAGCTAGAACGCCGACCTTCTTATAGACGTGAATATCACGAGAACGGTCATAGTTATTGAACTCGTCAACAATGGTATTACCCTCGAAAGCAATCTTCACAGGCTTGGTGTCAGCACCAGCGGGGATGATGTAGCAGTAACCAGGATTGATTACCTTGCGCATATTGGTCTCATCCTCTAAGCCCTGGGGTAGAATAACAACCTTACGTCCCTTGTAAGTAGCCAAGTGACCAGTATCCCACAACTGCTGCTTCATGGACTCAGTGTATCTCCAACCCTCGGTAGGAACCATCTTTACGGCAAACTCGTAAGTGCAGTAAATGGTAGGCTCACCGTAAGCAGAAGCGATAACCAACAAGCGATCGAATTCCTGCTCGTCGAAACCATTAACAACAGCGATATTAGCAGGAGGCAACTGATTGATAGAAGCAGCTAGTGCATGACCAACTTCCTTCATGATCAACTCGTTCATGCCTTCCATGACGATATTAGTTACTTCAGCGAAGTCAACACGTCCATCCAAGAACTCTTCGAAGCCGATCTGAGCAGCTCCACCGATGGCGCTAGTGCGGACTTCGAAGCTCTCTTCTTCACTAGGACCTAGCTTGAAGACTTCGTAAATACCTGCTAGACCAACGCGAGTTACGAACTGCTTAGCGCGCTGACGAACGTCTCTCTTACGACGGAAAATAGGCTTGTCGCCCTGAGCGAACTGCTTGGTCTCAGCAAACTGCATATAAGCCTGCTCAACCTTCTTAGGCAGAACCTCGTCCATAGTCTCTTCGATAACTGCGAAGATCAGGTGCTTGTTCTCACGATACAAAGCGTAAGTACCAGCAATCTCATTGAATTCACGGCGTAGAGTCTCATTTAGAGTCTCATAGTTAAAACTTTCGCCATTGAAGCTGTAAGAAACAGGAGCAGAAGGGTCAGCTTTTGCTACAGTCTTTGCCAGCTGTACTAAATTTTTCTTATCTAAAGCCATTATACTTCTCTCCTTTCAATTACTTAATTCTAATAACCTTGACACCAGGCTGGTGGTCAGGCATAGTGTAAACCTTAGCAACCTGCCATACCATATCGCCAGAAGCATCAGCAACAGGCTCTAAGATACCATCGGCAGCACGAGGAGCCAATAGATCGAACTCCTTCAAAGAGCCGGGTTCAGCATGGATTAGGTTGGTAGTGTAGTGGTCACCAACATTAGTCTTGAATACACGAGGAACCATAGTAGTACCTGCGGGCATCATCTTCTCCTGGTAATCACGCAACTTCATGAACAATCTCTTACGAGCGTCTCCCTCGATTTCAGGATTGTTGATGTCGTTCATCTCATAGTAGTCATGTACGCTAGAAATAACGCTGTAATCAGCAACTTCGCCAGTCTCAGGATTCTTGATTTCATCCAACTGCTCGAAAGCGCCGGTAGTAGGATTATAACGCTCTCTTACGCCGTTCATGAAACGGGTAGGACCGTACATCTCCTCAGGCTTGGTGTGATCCAATGGGCTATAAACACGAGCCTGATAATTGTCTTTTAACATTGCGAACTCGCAATCTAACTGATGCTCACGATACAACTTGATTTCGTTATAAACAAGCATCCACTCGCCTGCACCAGTAAAGTTTACAAGGCCAGCTGCATAGTCATACTTAACAAACTGTCCCTGCTCTAGAACCTTAATAGCAGGATCAGCAGGCAACTGAGCATAAATCTGAGCAGTTCTCTGAGCGCTTAGGTGGTTGGGTTCAACCTGACCGTAGCCGACTTCTACGAACTCTGCCTGAGACTTAATATGCTTCTTCAATAATTCTCTAAGCATTTCTATTTTCCTCCTTATTAGTTTTTATTACATTTCACTCGCAACAGAACGCAAGGCTTTAATCCAAGCGGGAACAGTCTCGTCCGCAGGAACTCCACCATCCAAATTATAGGTGGTTACGCCATTGTTCTTATCATCATCAAGGTTGAAACTGACCTTGTTGCGAACACAAATAATTGATAGCTTAGCTTCAATATCATCCAGAGAATAAGTATCGATGTTCTCAATAACATCCTTCTTGTCATCATCAGACAGCATATAGAAACTGTCAATCATTTTCTCTTTTTCTGCCTTTTCAATGGACTTCTTAAATGCAGTCAACTCACCAATCTGAGCTTCTAGGTCAGCGATTTTTTCCTGAGCAGCATTATAATTAGTCTCCAAGTCAGAATATTTGGAGCTTAGCTCTACATATTCTTGAATTTCATCAAGATTGTATTTTTCTTTCTTGCCCTTTTTCTTTTTATCGTCGTCATCTTCGTCTTCGCATTCACACTCAGACTTAGGCTTGCCGCACTTAGGGCACTTTTCTTCCTCGCCTTCGCCATCTTTCTTTTCAGGCTCGTCATCATCTTCATCCTTCTTGGCGGCCTTCTTAGACTTGGCATATTCATCAACAGCGACAGGATCAAACTGAGGCTCTTCAGATGGAGTATACTCTTCCATCAAAACAGGTTCAGCAGCGAACTCAATTACGCCGTCTTCAGCGATGGAGAAATCTAAACGGTAATACTTATCATCGGCAGTAACAACAGCGAACTTCTGCTCACCATCTTCACATACGCTCTCAATAACGTAAGCATCTTCAACGCGACTATAAAGAGCGGTCCATAAAGCGTCACCGATTTCAACAGCATATCTAGTAAACACTTTTTCTCCTCCTTTATTCAAATATTCTTTCAATTCGTTCATCATAGAGAATAGTTGCTCTTTAAAGCCATCTTCAAAAGCGAATTGAATGGTAGGTGCAGTAATGTTGGCACCCTCGAAGCAGGGTTCATTACTTTCACCAAGAGTACAAAGTTTTGAAATAATTGCTTCATTGATAATAAAGAATTTGGGATCTCCATTACCATCTTTTGACCAATGAGCATCTAATGTACCTTCATCCAATTCCATGGATTGATTATTTCCATGTGCCAGGATTCTGCGGCACTCTGGATATTGGCCGGTCCATAACCAGCCCTCAGTCATCATATACTCTCGCTCAGTCATTCCATCATCCAAGAACTTTTGGAACCAAACTTTCGCACTCAAATCAACGAAACCGTATGGGCGAGTAGTATCCTTGATCTCGAACTTTCCATTGGAAATATCAATGATACGATTGTGCTCCTCAAAGTCGCCCTTATCTTCATTATAAAAACCAACGATAGGGCATCCTGGCAATGAATTAGCCATTTGCTTTGCAACTTCTTTGGTGATGATACTACGGTTACGATTTGGTTCATCGCTTACGTAGCACACCTTAATCTGACATTTAGAAATCAAAGGATTGAGAGGAGTAATGTTGATAAACTCAACAGGTGTATCTAACTTAATACTTGTATGCATCTTGCTCCTCCTTAGCTCATAGATTCTTTATTTTGGATAGTCTTATCGCTCTTTTGATTGTCTGGTTTCTCCGGTCGGCCCGCAGACTTCTCAGAAGACTATCCTCCTGATTTAGTTTGAGTTTTGTTAGTTTGAGTTTGATTAGAATTGCCCTTTAAGTCTTGCATATTCATAGTAGAAGACATCAGCGGAGGAATCATAACTTCACTCAAATGTAAAACTTCATTTTCAAAGTAAGCAGTATTCAAGATAGCACTCTGAGAATGGCCTAAAGCAATTTGAGGCAACATCTTAGAATATCCTAACTGAACACATTCTTTATACATCTTAGACAACTCTTTGTAGTTATACTGAGTAGTCTCAAGCATATAGAATCTAAAATTGTATTTCTTTTTATTCGCACCAAAATTCTGTGTTAGTCTATCAAAGAAAACACCAAATTGTAGCAACAAGGTGCGGACCGCACCTTCATCATTTAGCACAGATAAATTCATTGCTAAATTACTATCAGAGTTAAATAAACTTTGCGGAACACCAAAAGCATTATATACACTACGCTCAACTTTCATCAAGTCATCTTGAGTAGTAGTAGTATTCTTATCAGACATATCAATACTTTCAATATCAGCGAAAGTAGTCAATACGTCAACACCAACCGCACGCTTCAACATCTAAACAGCATTATTATGAATATCTCTTGCTTCATCGACGTCAAAAATCAAATCACCATTTTTATCTAATGGGAGTTTCTGAACTACAATTTTCAATAACTTTTGCATTTGCTTTCTACGATCCAAATCCTGAGCCGCATCCAAATCCAAAATAAGAGGAATCGCATTGATAAATAATGGTAAATCGACACCGCCGAATCCACCATTACTAAAACTAAATTTCACGGTTTTCTCTGGGTCCAACAAATACCAACCACTATCTCTATCCCATGGACTTTCAGGAAGTAACTTACCACTCTTGTAAGCAGCATATCCCTTCTTGAACTCTTCTGGGAACAAATTCAATACTTTCATTCTGTATCCAGTATCTGGGAACATAACATCAAAAAACTTCATATTGAACTCAACAGTTGGTAAATTATTCAAACTAAAACGAGAACGGCAATAATTTACAGGCAACTCTTGAATAATAATTCCTTTTGAGGTGGGAACGATATATCCATAATAAGCGCCATTCTTGATAACGCCAAGAGCCATATCACCGCAAACTTTTTTGACATATGAATTATCTAAGAAGTTCAAGACCTTATGGAAATCTCCAACAATCTTTTCTTCTTTGATACTTTCATCGTATACTTCTGGAACAACATACCAATCATAACGATACATAGTAGCGAAATAATTACATACTCTTTGATAGATACCGCTGGTCTTATAGAAGTAATTAGAAATCTCTCTTAACTTCTCAACATCATTATCCGCAAGCGCACGATAAATAACGCCTTTATTGATGATGTTTCTAGTTTCCTTTTGAATTGAACCTAAATTCAAAACGGCATCTTCAAGTGTTTTAGTTCCAATTTTAATTTTACCATAGGTAGTTCCACCCATGTCAAAACCTTTGGCACGAATTTCTTCTTGTCTAGTTAACTTATCCAAAACTCCACCTCCTTTTAATATCCTGCTAATTTCATGATATAGTCATAAGAGATCAAGTTTTCATCTGTATATGGTATTTCAATTAAACGAAAATCATGTAAAGCACAAAAGCGTCGCTTTTGATTATCATTGTATTGCTGTTGATAAAATCCTTTTTTACCACCGAACTTCGCACTTGGTTCATAGTGCTGTTTTCCTTGATATTCAATAATAAAATCAATTTTACCATCATCATCAAAAACGACAAAATCAAATCTTAAAGGGCGACCATTGGGGCTCTTTAAGTCAGGGAAGATATATTCCATCTTAAAAGTAAGCTCAGCTTCTTTTAAGATTTCTTCAATCTTAATCTCACCGCGAGATGCTCTCATGTCAACCCTCCTTAATTATAAAACGCCCAATCAGCAGCGTTAAATCTCTTTTTCTTCTTCTTTTTATCTTCTTCTTGTTTTATATAATACAAACCATATTCAAACGCAGAAAACTTATCCTTCCTAATTCCACGATTTGCTTGTTTCAAAATGATATTTATGCCTTCATTTTCTTCACGCAAATTCATCATTTCCTCTTTCAATATGGAAGTTAGGGTAAATGGTTGAAGGTATTCTGCCCTTTCCTCAGGCTTCATTTTCTAACCTTTTGCGGTTCCCAGTAATTTTTCTCTTGCTGTTCTTTCATCAATCAAGAATTTTACCTTACCGGCCGCAAGTTGGCTTTGTGCGTTTGCGTGACACTCTGTATTGATTGGCGCATTTGCCTTGATAATATACATAGCATCATATTCAGTATTAGCTGTTCTATACTTTTTATAATAACCTTCATCGTCGTTTTGAACGCCAAAGTCAGGATAGAAGTCTCCATTTTCATCATTCTAAGATTTAATCATATAATCAATTAGACCCAAACCAACACCATTACCGTCGATTACGAGAGTTCTAGCTTTATACTTATAGAACAGTTTTTTCAGCTTAATTGCTTGATCTTCAAAGTGTTCATCAGCCATTGTATAAATATTTACCAAAGACTTGATAGCAGGGCCTTGCGCCTGCGGCGTCACCTTGAATACACAAACAACAGAATCACATCCCTTACGACCTACGTCGACTGATAGCACATAATAAGCGCCGGCCGCAGACCTTCCGGAATGTTCATATTCAGGTTGTAATAATTTTCTATTACGAGTAAAATGTTCTCCATTGAAGAATGCATCTTCAACAGTACCAGACCACTTAGACTCATACTCACGCTCGAAAGAGGCTTCATTATAAGTACCTTCATTCTTCTGGTCGGTAATGAATGTTTTACTCTGTAATCCCATTGCCACTGGCGTTCTCCAAGTACCACCAAGCACAATACAGCGATCGGGCTGAGTGACCATACGAACCAAGAAACCAATCAATCTATCATATGGATAAGTTCCTTTATATCCAGCAGTTGTAATATAAATCTGAGATTTATTCAAAGGTTCTTTTTCATTAGTAGTACCATCTTTCGCACGACGAGAGATAGCCATAACAGGGATAATAACTTCGCGAAGGATTTGGTCATCAATACCAACACATTCCTCCATTACGCCGCCATGACGACGCTGACCACGCGTAGATTCACGGGCCGCAAGGTTATCCAGAACAGAACCATTCTTAAATACATATCGGACTTTATCTTTACCAGTTAAAGTCTTACCTCGTCCCCAGTCAATTTCTCTTTCAAAGCTGGGAATCAATTTACAAATTTCTTCTACTTTACTTTGTAGAATAGAAGCACCCTGCTCCTTACCACCAGAAGTGACAAACAAGTGAGCATTGGGATATAAAATACAACGGCACATCAATGCCATAACAGTCAAGAAAGATTTAGAATATGCACGAGGAAAAACCGCATACACATACTAATATCTCATAACGCAACGAAGGAAAACTCTTTGATAGAAATAAAAACAGAATTCTCCATCTTTTACTTCGGTACTAGTTCCACGTACCATAAAGTCAACGAATAAATCAGGATATTCTCTCCAAAAGGCTATGTACTTTCGTATTGTAGGCATAACAGCCTCAACACGTTCCGGAGAAAGACCAATCTTTCTCCGGGATGTTGATAAATCAAGTAAATCTTGTAAAGCCATTACCGTCTACCTCGATTCAAGTAATCAGAGTCAGCTTCAGCTTCTTCATCTAAGAAGTCTTGGAAATCCACATAATCTTGATCTTTCAAGGTCTTTTCCAAATCCTCAAGACTCAAATCAATATCATCGATAATTGTATCTTCAGTATTTTCAGCTTCAGCCTTATCTTCTTTCTCAATATCACGTAGAGCCTTTTCAACCATGATTGACAAATTGGTTTCTTCTTCAACCAGAGTTTTAGTATATCTCTGCATATCCGCAATTGTCATATCAACTCTATCTTTTGGAGATTCAATATAATATCTTTCAATATATCCTTGTTTTTCGCACATTTCAATTAGTTCGCCAATTGAATCAACGAAGTCACCACTTTCAGCTTTATTCTGTTGTGCGGTGAACTTACCAGACTTCATCAAACTATCATAAACTTTGCTCATCTTTTGGAAGCCTTCAATATCGCCAATGTCGATTAATTGATTCGCCTTTAGAGATGTCTTACATACCAATTTTAGTGTATCGATGTGTCCGGCACCTTGAATATCATATGATGCCATCATTTCTTCATATAGCTGTTCTAATCGAACCCATTCTTCGGGTTTATAAGTTTTTCCCCATTTCAAACGCAAATAGGTTTTATCCTCTTCAGTCAAATCATCAACAAAGTCATCTTGACCACCATTTTGCTCTGAAAAATAATCTTCTTCACCAGATGCCAAGAATGGATTAGGTTCTTCATACTTTGGTTGTTCGATGATGCCCTGCGGGACGGGGACAGTCGCCTGAGCGACAGCTTGAGCGATTTCAACTGCGTCATATCCTTGACGCTTCATCGTCTCTTCAATTTTCTTATTCGCAACTTCTTGAAGATGCTCGGTGTGTTCCCAGCGATAATCTCGGAATTGCTTCAATTTCATTTTTGATAGATATCTACCAATAATTGACAGACCAGTCAGTTTACTGCGGTCTTTACCATATGATGCCAATAATTTATTCCATTCTTCTGGAATATATGGAACATCGCATTCTTGTAAAATCCATAAATAAGTATCCGGATTGAAATTGTCTACGTGCATTGTCATACATTTCTTACAAATGCGCAATTTACCATCAGGATATTTTTCTAAATTATTAGTACCGTAGAACTGGTCGGCCGCCATTGTTCTATTACATTTTTCACAGTAATAAGATTCTTGGGCCATATATAAATTCCTCCTTTACAAAATATGAAAATAGCAGCGAGGAATTACACGCTTTTGGCCTTCGCATTTCTACAGCATTTGCAAATGCTATAAAAACCATCTCGGCTTGTCTTATTTTTACTAAAGTATTTATTGTGAGCTAATTTGACTTGCCCGCAACGACTGCACTTTTTGTATTTGCCCTTCATTTCATTCATGAAGTACCAATTTAAGAGTCTATCTTCCGCCTCGGACGCAATGATCTTTGGAATTTTATTACGCCATAAACTTGAGATATATTCCAAACTATGCTTGATCCCAAACTCCATTTGGATTTTTTCTTGAATATCAATATTTTGTAATCCATCAATTTTATACTCAACAATTCGTTCATACAATGGATAATTTTTCAAAGCAGCATCCGCAACTCTGTCAAAGTCATCCATCAAGTACCATAAATCTTTTTCAAACTCTCCCCAACTTTCTTGTTTACATAAGGAGTAGTTACAAAGAATTGCTGAGACTACTTTTGGATTACATAAAGAAACACCCTCTGGAACAATATAGCCTTCGTCATCAAACCAGAAATCATCATCTAAAGGAATATCGTGTCTTGAACGAGTGATTTTAGTTGGTACAATTGGTTTACGATAAGCGTTCTTCAAAACATATTGATCTTTTCGCAATTCAATAATTGTACTCTTAATAATAAATGCTTCTCGCCCGGAGGCACTCTTTAATTTTGTTTCCCACATTTTGATGGCGTCGCGCAATTGCTACATACCGGGTATTTCTTCTACATCTTGTTTAGTTATCATTACTTTTGGCTGGAAAATCGTATTCTTATTATTAGTTATCATATTATAAATGCCGTCTTCGCCATTCTCTAGCTGGGAAACAAGACCTTCATAAGAAGTTTCTCGCTTATTGACTGTAGCCATACGGTTATCAGTTAATAGTTTGCGCTCCTTTTTCTCTTGTTTCTCCATACAGAGAACTAGATAATCAGCTAAAGTTTCTAGATACGCCTCTGAGGGATTAGGGGTTTCAGCTAGAATTTTTTCAACCAATTCTCTTCTCTCTTCTGGAGATTCTAAAGTATAATCTAATTTCAACATGATTATCTTACCTCCAGTCTCATTGATATTATTATACCAGAAAAATTTTTCATTGTCAAGTTTTTCCGGAAAAATTTTGACACTTTTTATTTATGAAAGAGAATATTTTTTGATAAACAGGTTTTGACCTCGGACAAGAAACTTGACAAAGAAAAAATTTTTTGATATAATAATTATAAGAAAATAATAAAAGGAGTGTAAGAGTGGAGATTACAATAATCTTATGGATGTTTATAACGGTCGCCGCAACGGCTTTTTATTTTTGGACTTCAAGAGTGCCAAAAAATACCTACGATAATCTTAGTGTAACTTCTGAGTATACTCCGAAGGAAGGATATATATGGCACAAACGATAGTGATTACCATTTTATGGGCTGTTATGTCGCTCCTGGCAATGATTGAATATGCACCTTTGTGTAAAGATTTATCGGAAGGTGATAGATTGGCAGTAGGATTGATTTTCATTATTGGTGGCCCAATATTCGCGGCCGCAAATGTGCTTGAGGCACTTTTAGATTGTTTTTTACCGGAAGGATGGAGCGACGATGGAGCTAAAGGATATTAAGAGTTATGTAAATGAACGCAAACAAGAGTTGAAGGAAAAAGTTTCTAAAATGGAATTTCCTCCCACCCTAGCAATTGTCCAAGTTGGTGAGAATGAAGCATCAAATCGTTATATTAGAAATAAGATGAAAGATTGTGATGAAATCGGCATCACCGCACACACTTATTTTTATCCCACAGAAACCACTGAATTTGAATTAGATGACCAATTAGAGCATATGGTTGAATTTTATGACGGCGTCATAGTGCAACTACCACTCCCGCCCCATATCCGCGTCAAGGTCGCGCAGGCCGCAATCCCCAGAGAAAAAGATGTGGATGGATTTAGATGTGATAGTTTATTCCAACCCGCAACTCCTCTTGGAATTATGAATTATTTGGATTATTGTGGTTTCAATTTTGAAGGTAAAGAAGTCATGATTATCGGCAGAAGTGATATTGTCGGTAAGCCTCTCGCAAAAATGATGACTGATAGGGACGCAACGGTCACCTTGTGTCATAGTCATTCCAAATTGTCAAATCATTTGTATAGTAGTGATTTGATTGTAAGCGCCGTCGGCAAACCGGGATTTTTGAATTGTTATCCAATTCATGTTCCAGTTGTCGATGTGGGCATAAATTTTGTAGATGGAAAGCTAGTTGGAGATTGTTACAATACCGAGGGGCGCAATGTAACTCCAGTCCCCGGAGGTGTTGGTTTATTGACACGATTGGCTCTCTTGGAAAATGTTGTGAAAGCTAAGGAGCTTAAGGATGGATAAGTGGGTAAGTATTTTATTAGAAGTGGAAGAAATGTGGGAAGGATCTCGTGAGCGTATGTCGGCCGCATGGTATCCAATGACCGAGGATTACAGACGAGAACGAGATTTTTATAAGGCTCGCCGCATTTTAGATATGTATGGATATGATTACTTCCGGATGTTTGTGGAGCGCTGTCCGCACATTCTGGATCTAATAGAACAATATGGTTACAGTCCGTGCGAAACAGGCGATGGAAACTGTAGCATGATGTGTATTTTCTATAAGAATGGAGGTTGTACCAATGCCACAAAGCGGATGGATTAATGGTGTTCAGTTGATTCCTGAGAACATGAATTACAAGGTTGACGGTTCTGGTCGAATTATCATCCCGGCGCATTTGAGAAATAAGTTCCAAATTGAAATTGGCGATAGAGTAGAATATTTTACTGCTTTTATTGACAATAGCTGGTTTTTATGTGTAAGATTGGATAAAGAAGCAACTGAGGCTGAAAGGGAAAAGCAAAATGCAGAAAATTTATAAGTATAGACTGCCAAGAGATGGCGAAGTTGTGACTATCAATGACCATGTTATTGATTGGCTGCATGTAGGACTCCAGGATAATTTACCAACGGTCTGGGGTGTTGTAGATTTGGATGGCAATAATCGCCACGCCAAGAGAAGTTGGGATATTGTGGCCTGGGGTACCGGTTGGGATTTACCGGACGAGGTTTGGATGGATTGCGACTACATTGGAACTTGCGAAGATAGATATGGATATGTTTGGCACTATTTTGCCAGAATGAATACTGTCTTTGAAGATCCAAGAGAAGAAGAGACGCTTGCGGCGGCCTCTGCCTACGCGATGCCAGGGGACTCCTTCAGTGTAACATTGGACGAGGAAGTATTGAGACGAATCTTGGGAAACACAGAGGCTAATTGGAGCGTTATGAACGATACAATTACATATGTTACAAGCAATTGCGCCGACCCAACCAGTGCGACGGCAGTCACATTTGCGCGCCAGTAAAAATTTGAGGAGAATGGTAAAATACCGTTCTCCTTTTTTTTATCCCAGAATCGTATTCCGAAATTGAAAATTGATTTCAAGATTGTATTGCCCAGCGCAAAAGTTTTGGCCTATCGAAAAAAAAGTTTTTCCCGAAATACACCCCCGGTTTTTCATCCGGCAGAAAATACAGAGTCTATTGTCCATGTCTCTAAACTCTCTGACACATGACAGATACCCACCCCCTACAAAGCACCCCCTAATTGCTCGGCTCGGCGACGTGCGCGCAGAGCCGATTTTGCGTTATCTTGAGAGGTTCGAGAAAATTTTGCCACATTCCAAAGAAAAAAAATAATAAAAAAATTTCCTAAAACCCCTTGACAAACTCTCACCCGTGTGTTATAATAAAGCTACAAAAAACAGAGGAACACACCTCACAAAGTAAAGGAGATAATCACTATGATGCACAACGTAAACGAACTGTACCACATCAACGGACAGAAGCTCTACACCAAGGACTACATCGAAGCCCACAACATCCCCAAGCGTAACATCTATGACATCCACAACGAAGGTGGTTGGTCCGAGGTCATGTACATCAACAACAACAAAGGCATCATCAACATCTACACCGCACAGGGCAAGAAGGTTGGCTACCTCTACGGACAGTACACGTGGTTCGACACAGAGGCTGAGCGTGACGAGTACAGAGCACAGCGCAACACAGAGAGAGAAGAAGAGACTAAGCGCAACAAGATGCTCAAGGCTATCATGGAACACTACAAGAGCATGAGTACTGAAGAGCTTGCTAAGGTAATGGCTACTCTGTAAGGAGTAGCCACCGACCACGACCCACAGGCTCCCTAACTGGCCCGTAGGGCTAGGCTGTAGAAAAAAAAGTGTGTAAAATAATAAAAAAAAGCTTGACAAATAACTCCTGTAATGTTATAATAAAGACACAAAGAGAGAGGGACACAACCCAAGAGTAAAGGAGATACACACTATGAAGAACACCATGACCGTCGCTGAACTGATCGCTCTGCTGAACAAGGTAGAAGACAAGAACACCACCGTAGAGTTCCACAGCATCAGCAACAGAGCCTACCAGGATACCATCGTAGATGTAAAGACTAGCAAGTACACCAAGCACACCACCATCACCATCAAGTAAAGGAGGCACACACAATGAACAAGACAGCCATCAACAAGATGCTCGACATCATCACAGAGCGCAAGCCTAGCCTGCGCGAGACCTATCAGTACAACTACATCATGCGCATGATGGACAAGCCGAAGGGCACACTTGCCTATGCAGAGAAGCTGTACGTCAAAGAGAACCTGCGGTCTCTGTGTGCTGTGGCAGGACTAAGCTATGAGAGACTAATCATGAAGGTCTGCAAATAAGCAGACCTTTACTTGTCTCCGCACACGACCGCCACCTGCCTAGACTTCGGCGAAATGCACAACTCAGCAAATAAAAAACGCAATTCTTTTGTGTATTTTGACGATTGACAAATCCCATAATTCATGATACAATACAGGTACAAACAACGAAGGAGATAATGACAATGATTAGAAAAGTACTGTGCGTAGGAATGCTGGCTCTGGCTATGGTGTGCGGATGGATGCTCGTAGACTGTCTCTACAGTGATGCTAATGAAGTAAGTGCTACTGTGTGCGAAGTCAATGCAGAGGCTGTTGCTTTTGAGGATGCTTCTGGCGAGGTCTGGGTCTGGGAACTGGAAGAGGGAGAATCCTTCGAACTGGGGCAGCAGGTCTGGATTGAGTTTGATGACATGGGTACAAATGACATTTACGACGATGAAATTATTAGAATTTTCTAAAAAGGGGCTTGACAACAAGCCTCTTTTGTGTTATAATGAAGACAACAAAAGAGAGGAGCCAAGAGCCATGAAGAAACTGTTCAAATACATCCGCTTCCGCATCTGCCGGAACATCTATTACGCAGACTGGTGTCCTGTGGACAATCGCAAGAATTACAAGCAAATGTTTGAAAACTTCCTTGCGGCCTTGGGTCTGACCCTCACAGGTCTGGTTGTTATGATTCTGTTCTGTCTGATGGGGTTTTGAAAAATAAATAAAAAACCCCTTGACAAATCCCGAAACTCATGTTATAATAAAGGTACAAAAAAGGAAAACAAAAGGAGATAAAAACAATGGCTACTATGAGATTTGAAATGACCTACCACGCTAAGGAAGAACGGATTGACAGACTCACCGCTTGCATCCAACATCTGGGATTCAATGAAATCATCAGAGAACAGACAAGCTACCGGCATGGCGAATACGCAACCAGAAAGCTGACTGATACCGGAATCATTTTGGTAGTCAAGGATGATACCCTCATCACCGGATACATGGGAACGATGGCTCAGGTTTCTTCCTTCTACTACAATGAAAAGATGCCTGTGGCATTGAAGAACAGAGTCCGCAAGAACAATGAAAAGTATGCGTTTCTGCTGAGAATGTAAGGGGAATGAAAAATTCCCCTTGACAATAAATAAAAAGTATGTTATAATATTTATAGAAAAACAAAGGAGTTGACAACAATGGCAAAGAAGAAAAAGGAACTGGATCGCCGAGTATTCAAGAAAGAGGGCGAAGAACTTCAGCAGTGGCTGAACTTCCGCAAGAGAGGAAGCAAGGTAGAAAGTGGCAAGCGATACAATCGCCAGAAGTTCAAGAAAGGAGAATGATACCATGTTGAATCCAGTTAGATTCGCAGACCTCTGCGACAATGTCAAAAACATGAACAAAGAACAGTTGCGGGCACTCGCTCAGATGTGCGAGGAACGCATTGACGAAAGACAGGAACGGTTTGAACAACTGTGTAATGGCTTCTACAATTATCTGGAAGACATTCAGAGGGAGTTTCCCAATGCTCATGTCTATCTCATTCATGGCAACGCACAGAAGTTTGATGTGATGGACTGCATCATCCCGCAAAATACTTACGAATGTTGTGAAATTGGGGATTGACAAATCCCCAATTACATGGTATAATAAGTACAACAAAAGGAAAGGAAATGATAATAATGGTTGAGAGATGTCCTAATTGCGGAAGCACCGCACAGTTCAAGGTAGTTTACGAGGGAGAAACTTCCCATCAGCTGTATCGCAAATTCAAATGTGGTTGCGGAGCCACCGCAGAAATCACATACAAGAAAACTGAAATGATTTTCCGGTCACCTTCTGGAACCAAGCTGTAAAGTGAGAAGAAATTCTCACTTTATTTTTCGGCGCGCCGCCCACGACCCAGCCGGCGCGTTATTTCCATTATACCACAGCCCAGCCAATTTGTCAATAGGCAATTTGCACAAAAAACTTTTTTTGAAAAATCCCAAAATAATGCTTGACAAATCGTGATTTATAGTGTATACTAGGCTTATAAATCAAGGGGCAACCCGGAAAGAGGAACACAAAATGAATGAGGTTATTTTTGAGGGTCTGGTAAAAGAATACAATCGCCGTAAGAACGCAGGCTTGTCCGCAGGACACATCCAGAAGGCATGGAAAGCAGTTCTGACCGCTTACAAGGCAAATCAGTATGAAGCATGGATGAAGCGGTTCACCGTCAAGGAAAAAGACAAGGTCGCTTTTAAGTGCGGAAGAGGTAGAACCAACCACACCAAGCATTACATTGATTGGAAGGTGCGGGAAGTGTTCGGCTCTGCTTGCTATCTGCTCCATGTGTACTTTGTGGAATCTGGTCTGCTGTACGCAAGCAAGATTGGTACAAGCGAACAACCGCAGGAAAGATTTCAGCAGGAAGTCGCCGAGTATGAAAAGTTGGCAGGTGCAAAAGTTCGGCTTGAAGTTGTAATGTGCGAACCCTGCCACAACCTCTCCGCCACAATCGCCTGTGAAAGTCGGATGCGTGCTTATTTCATCGGCAAGTATGAAGAAGCCTATCAGCTGAATGACCGCTTTGTTGGTGTTCTGATTGACCCCAAGGAAGCAAAGAGAGTTGCCAAGCCCTACTAAAAAAGGGCTTGACAAAATCTCCAAACTATGATACAATAATCAAGAGGTGAGATAAATGGATAAAATTAAATGTAGATCCCTGACTCATGTGCGGTGCGGTCTGGTGTTCCCCGAACATGGTACAATGTGGAAAGTCGTGAACTACTCCACCGGAGATGATTTGTGGATCGTGGAATGTTGCTTTGACAAGTCTTTCACACACTACAAAAAAGATGAAGAAATCAGAAAAATTGTTGGAATACCTCTTGACAAATGAGGTATTCCGTGTTATAATTAAGGTACAAAAAAGGAAAGGAACTGAATCAAATGACTGTTACAATTAACTTCGACATGGACGGCACAATCGCTGACCTCTACGGTGTCAAGAACTGGCTCCCCTATCTGGAAGCTGAAGATACCACTCCCTACGCAATCGCAAAACCTCTGCTGAACCTCTCCGCTCTGGCTCGCAAGCTGAACGCACTCCAGAAGCAAGGCTATCGGCTCTCCGTTATCTCCTGGACTTCCAAGAGCGGAAGCAAAGAGTACAACGCAAGAGTTACCGAAGTCAAAAAGGTCTGGCTTGCGGAACATCTGCCCTCCGTCCATTGGGATGAAATCAACATCGTTCCCTATGGCACTCCTAAGGAAATGTTCTGCCGAACCCCTCTCGACATTCTGTTCGATGATGAGGAACGGAACAGAACTGGATGGACTGGCATCCCCCACGATGTACAGAACATCATGGAAATTCTCAGAGAAATCTGAGAATTTCCTCTTGACAAATCCGAAAACCTATGATACAATAATTACAACAAAAGAGAACTGAAAGGAATTGATACTATGAATAATCCTAATCTTGCCCATGTTGCTGTCGCTGAGTGTTCTACCCGTGAGAACCGAAAAAGATACAAGTACCTGTCCGACATTCTGAGCGCCTTATCTGGTTTCGGCGAGTGCGGTGCTACTGCCACACAGATTGCCGAGGTAGTCGGCAGAAAGAGATGGGAGTCTTACGGCTACCCGATGGAGAAGTACAACCCCGAGTATCATGCTCCCACTGTTCAGCTGATTTCTCAGAATGTGCGGAAGCTGGTCAAGGTCGGCGCAGTCCAGCGCACTGAGTTCATCACCGGACGCACCCTCCGCATCCAGGTCGGTCGGAACGAGTGGAAGGACATTCCCGAAAAGATTGTCCTTTTCAATGTGATTTGATTTTGGAATCCCTTTCCAGAAATGGAAAGGGATTTTTCGTCATTTTGCACAAAAGTTCGGCGGCGCGCCCACGGTCCAGGCGCGCCGAATTTGGCACAATAACCAACCTAGGCATTTATTTTCGGCGATTATTTGTGTATTTTAACGAGTTGACAAATCCCAAAATCTGTGGTACAATGACTGTGTCAAGAGGGGAACCTCGACGGAGAAAATCGCCAAGAGAAAGCGGAAAGAGAGAAGTTGCGGACTGACATAGTCCTTGCCCGAGGGTACAAGGAATGAGCTGGGGCAACAATCTAAAACAGGTCTTTTGAGGCAAGAAGTATCGGAGATAATCAAAAAAGTCCGGAATTTTTTGAGAAAACCTCTTGACAAACCAAACAATCTATGCTATAATACAAATACAAGGTGAGGGAAACGATGGTAAGCCCCACCAAATAAATGAAATGAGGTAAAATATTATGGCACACAATTTCTCTTCTATGATGGCACTGGCTCCCAAGACTCGTGAAACCTTCAAGGCTCTGCCTGTTGAGTTCACCAAGAAGCAGTTCAATGAGGTTCGTGACCGCTTCTCCGATGGTCGCTATCCCTATTCCGCTTCCGTCTGTCTGGAAACTGCCCGGGAGTATGGTCTGGTGCAGGTCGTCCGCACTGAGAAGACTACCTACCACAAGGAAGTCCGTGTGGTTATCAACCCCAAGACCCACGAGAAGTTCACCGAAGACCAGTTGGATGAACTGTGGTGCAAGAAGCTGGCTCGTGAGTTCGGTCTGCGGTTCGATGGCCATCTGCCCTGCTACTCTGAACTGCGGAACTTCATGGACTACGCCGAGATGGAGTTTGAGGGTTTCCGCAATGTCTTCTCCGTCAACTGGGCGAAGCTGGAAAAAATGTGTCAGGGATTCTAAAAAAATCCCTTGACAAACCGGCTATTTTGTGATACAATAAGTTCATCAAAGGAAAGGAATTGATACCAATGAATAAGACAATTTTCTGTACTCTGGACACCGAGACTGTAGGCGGTGCTTCCACTCCCTCCGGAATGTACAATGTCGGCTGTACCATCCATGACAGAGAGGGTAACATCTTCGCAACCACCAATCTTCTGGTGATGGAACACTATGAGGAAATCCGCAACGATGACTATGCCAAGAAGAACTTCCCCATCTATGCCAAGAGACTGGCAAGCGGTGAAATGTCTGCGGTGACTACCGAAGCCGAGGCAGTCAGCATTGTTTCCAATCTGTGCCACTTCTACGGCGTCAAGTACATCTGTGCTTACAATTCCGCTTTCGACCTTACCAAAACTGCCTGCCGTGCGTTGGCTGAGGAGTTCGAGTTCATCGACCTTTGGTTGATGGCAACCCAGACCATCTGCCACCAGAAAGGCTATGCCAAGTTTTGCCGTGCAAATGGCTTCCAGTCCAGAAGCAAGAACACTTGTGCGACCACTGCGGAAGCCGTGTATGCGTTCATCACTAACGACCCCGACTTCATCGAGGAACACACGGCTCTGGCTGATGCCATGATTGAAATGCAGATTTTTGTCCGCTGTCTGCGGACACACAAGAAGTTCACCAAGAATGTGCATTGCTGGGATGCCAAGGGCAAGGAATACAACAAGTGTTTCCCCAAGTGGGCGGAGTAATCCGCCCCATCCCCTAAAAAAAATTTTTCAAAAACCTCTTGACAAACCAACTAATCCATGTTATAATGTTGGTACAACAAAGGAAAGGAACTGATACCTATGAAGTATGTAATCTCTGTTTTTTACTCCGACGCTGAGGTCACTGTCAAGACTGACGACCCCGAAATCGCAATCCTGGAACTGCTGAGAGCTGACACGAACGGCAATCATGCCCATGTGTGCGACGGCTACACCGGCGAGGTTCTGGCTCTGGTGAACCACCCCGACCAGTTCGCCACGGACGAGTTCTCTCTGATGATTCTGGGGGTGCTGATGAAGCACCTCTGGGAACAGGACGAGGAACCCATCCCCGAACCCGAACTCGAGGTCGAGCGAGAAATCATCCCCAACATTTTCGAGGTCATGTCCGCCCTGGCCGAACAGCAGAAAGCCGAACTCCTGCCCCCCGAGGAACCCGAAGAGTGTATGTCAGCCGAGGACATGGTTTTGAAGGTGATTCAGGTTATGGGCGGAGGTCTGCCCAGCTGATACGAAAGCCACCCCATTTTTGGGGTGGCTTTTTCGGCGCGGCGCCCACGGTTGATGGGCGCCGAAATTTTATTATACCACACCGCCAGCCAATTTGTCAAGAGGAAAATTGCACAAATAATAAATAATTATTTTTCCCGATTTTGTGTATTTTGCCAATTGCAATCTGGGGGCAGATGTGGTATAGTATTGGTGTCAAGGGGAGGGAACGCCTCGGGAGTTGGGAAACCCACGCTAGGCGTCGAACTGTTGGCAGAGGCTGTGTACGACCCAACCTTCCGGCACGCAACTTTCTTGAAGAAACTTCAAGAAACCCCTTGACAAATCCCCCAAGTTGTGATACAATGTAAGAGAAGTCAAGAGGTTAGCCGTGGTCGGAGGCGGTAGGGCTTGCGGAGCAAGTGACCACAAGATGACCGAACAGAAGGAAATCTGAAAAAAAACCTCTTGACAAACTCCCCAAGATGTGTTATAATAAGGGTACAAAAGAGGGAAGCATGGCAGAAGTCGTTGAGACAAGACCCACGAGAGTCGTGTCAGACCATGACGACAAAGTCCTCGACCGCACGGTCGCTCCGTTGTGCGGAATATAAATGTGAACCAATCCCGAGGCTGTATTAGGGACTAGGTGGAGTGAAAGCCAAAAAAAAATTCAAAAAACCTCTTGACAACTGGCTCAAGATGTGATACAATAAGAATGTAAAGAGGAACACCTCTTACAGATAAATCAAATTTGGGTTGCGACCTACCGCAAGATTGGAGATCGATACTATGGCTAACACTACTTCTTCTTCCGCTCGTCTGACCAAGGCTCAGAAGTTCGCCATTCTGGCTGAACTGCCCGCCGTCAAGGCTGACCCCATGCTGTCCGAGTTCATCGCCCACGAAGTTGAGCTTCTGGCAAAGAAGAACTCCGCCGACAAGAAGCCCACTGCCCAGCAGGAGGCAAATGCCGTAATCAAGACCGCCGTTCTGGAGGTTCTGGCTGACGGCAAGAAGCGCACCGTGTCCGAACTGCTCAAGGAAGTGCCCGGTCTGCCCGACACCATGACCAATCAGCGCATGAGCGCACTCGTCCGTCAGATGGTCGATGCGGGTCAGGTTGTCCGCTCCGAGGACAAGCGCAAGGCGTTCTTCGCCATTGCGTAACCCGATGGGGGAGGAAACTCCCCCAAAATTTCCCCTTGACAAATCCAGCAATCTGTGCTATACTTAGTACAGAAAGGAGATGACCCCGATGGAAGAGAAAATCCAGAAGCTGATGAAGTCGCTGAACATCAGCCGTGAGGAAGCCATCGAACTGATGGACGAAGACAAGCGAATCGACAGGGGCGAAAAGTTGTTTGAGCTTGACCCCGAACTGGAAGCGGGCGCAAAGAAAGCACGACAGGCAGACCGCAAGCAGACCACCACCAAAAGAGAGAAGAAAGCCAAGCCGGAAAAGGCAGAGCTGTGTTCCGCAATGATGGAAGGTCTGAATGGACTGGGAATCACCGAGTTCAATGTCACCAATGCCGAGCGTGAGTTCCTGTTCACCCACAACGGCACGAAGTACAAAGTCACCCTTGCGTGTCCCCGCTCCTGAGAAATCTGTCCGCCCAGCGCGGACAGATTTTTTGTGCATTTTGACGAAAAAATAATGCTTGACATTTTCAAAAGAATGTGGTATAATGGCCGGGCGCTGACGAGTGTGGCGCCCGGCATTTCGCTACTAACCCCCTATTTCAGCAATTTTTCTTGCAAAAATTATTTTTGCAAAACCCCTTGACAAATCCCGAAACCTATGCTATAATTAGGGTACAAATCAAGGAGGTAATCACCATGGATAAACTGAAACAGCACATCGATTGGCTTTTGGCTCAGTGCCAGAAGGACGGCAAAGAACTGTGGATTCATCAGGCGTTCGGAGCAGTTCAGTTCTACGCAATGATTGTGGAGGACAGAGAAGCTTACAACGAGATGGAGTTCATTTGGAACAATGTCTACAAGCCTGCCTTTGAGCGTTGTATCTGGGGACAGAAAATGTCCCTTTGATACAAAATAACTCTTGACAAATTCGCAAACCTATGTTATAATAAAGAAAATTAAATGAGTGAGGTAAATGTTATGTTAGAAATTTTCTTCTGGGTCTATGTCGCAAGCGCAATTCTGGCTTTCCTGTATCTGTTCGTGTTCGCCAGTCTGGCTATGATTCCCACTTTTAAGGAGTGCAAGGCCAAGGGCATGGTCAGGGTCAAACAGCCTACGAACTGGGCAAAGACTTTCATCAGTCTCATCCAGTGCGCTTTGATGATTGGTCTGCCTGTTGTCAATACTTTCTTTGTCACGATCTGGCTGTGCAACACTTCCAAGTGTATGGAAACTTGGGAGAGTATCGCATGGGAATGCTTCTGCTATCCCGATGAACTTCCGTAAAATTGGGGGTTGACAAAACCCCCAATTCATGCTATAATAAAGAAAAACAAATGAGGTGTGTAAAATGTTGAATTTCTTATTAGGTATTCTTGCCGGATACATTATCCTGTCTTTCATTCACGAAGAACTGTGGGGCCAGAGATGGATGAACTTCATCCAGCTTCCCTATCTGCTCATCACTGGTATTCTGGAAATTATTCTGGAAATCCTGCTTTTCCCATTCGTTTTCTTCTGGAAACTCTTCCGCAATGTAAGCAAGCCTGTGAAATTGGAAGCAATTCAAAATCTCAAATTGATGGACGATTCCACACATCTGTTCGGAAGTATTTATTTTTGCCACGACAAAAAGGCAAAAAGAATTGTCAATAAATTTTTCTTCTACCGAGTAGAAAAGGCTTGACAAAAGCCTTTTCTCATGGTATAATGAGAATACAAAAAGGAAAGGAACTGAACACTATGAAAAAGAAAATCTATCTGGCTTCGCCGTTCTTCAATGCTACTGAATTGGTAGTCTACAAGGAAACCATCTCTCGTCTGCGCTCCGCAGGTTATCCGGTTCATGTACCCCAGGAGCATGAAGTTCCCAACGCATGGGACTTGCCGAACTCTGACTGGGCAAAGCGTGTCTTTGAAATGGACATTGAAGCCATCCATGACTGTGATGTGGTCATGGTTCTCAACTTCGGTATGTATTCCGACTCTGGTACGGCATGGGAAGCCGGCTTCGGCATGGCAATCGGCAAAGAGGTTGTCCAGGTTCTGTGCGGTTATGAGAACGCAACCTATTCTCTGATGATGGTCAATGGCTGTCACAAGGTTGTCCATGTTGACAATGTGGAGAACTGGGAAGAAGTCAGCGCCGGAATCAATCTGGAAACGGTCATTCAAAAATGAGTGAGGGGCAACCCTCACTTTTTTGTGCAAAATTACCAATTGACATTTCGGCGGCCCGGGCGCGAGTGTGCCCGGGCAGAATTTCCATTATACCATACCCCCAGCAATTTGTCAAGAGGAAAATGCGAAAAAAATGCACAAATTATTTCTCCCGATTTTGTATACTTTGCCTATTGCAATCCGCTTCTGGCTATGGTATAATACCCTTGTCAGTGAGGGACAGGCAACAACGCAGGACAGAGCGAGCCGAGCGAAAAAAAAAGTTGAAAAAACCTCTTGACAAACCGCCCAAGATGTGATACAATGAGGGTACAAAAAGAGAGGGGCAACCCTCCAAGGTCAAGAAAAAAAAAGAAAAAAAGTTCTTGACAAACCGAGCCGAATGTGCTATAATAAGAATGTAAAGAGGAACACCTCTTACAGAATAAATCATCGACAGGTTCAAGTCGCTAAAACCGAAAGGAATTGATACTATGGCTAACACTACTTCTTCCGCTTCCGCATCCACCAAGCTGACCAAGGCTCAGAAGTTCGCTATGATTGCGAACATCCCCGAAGTCGCCAACAACCCCATGCTGGCTGAGTTCATCGCCCACGAGCAGGAACTGCTGGCCAAGAAGAACTCCGCTGAGAAGAAGCCCACCGCTCAGCAGGAAGCCAACGCAACCATCAAGGCCGGTGTTCTGGCTGTGATGGAAGCCAATCCCAATCAGCTGTTCACCGTGTCCGAACTGCTGAAAAAGGTTCCCAACCTGCCTGACACCATGACCAACCAGAGAATGTCCGCTCTGGTTCGCCAGATGGTTGATGCAGGCCAGGTCAAGAGAACCGAGGACAAGAGAAAGGCTTTCTTCTCTCTGGTCTAACCAGAGAGAGGGGAGAGGGGGAGAAATTCTCCCCCAAACTTTCCTCTTGACAAATCCCCCCAAATGTGCTATACTAAGTAAGGAAAGGGGGCAACCACCATGGATAGCCAAATCGAACGCATCATGCGTTCTCTCAAGTGTTCCAGAAGCGAAGCCGAAGCCATTCTTGCCGATGATAAATGCATCGACAGGGGAGAGCAAATGGACTTTGATTTGAGTCCAGAAGCACACAAACTGGCTATGAAAAACGCTAATGCGGACACAAAATCGCCAAAAACCACCAAATCCGCACGAAAACCCACCGAAAATCCGGAAAAAGAGGCTGTAATTGCGGAAATCGCCCACTTTTTAGCGGAAAAAGGCTACGTTTCAGTGGAAATCACCAACAAAACTCGTCAAATTAGCTTCAAAATTGGTGAAAATGCCTACGAATTGACTTTAATCGCAAAAAGAAAGGCAAAAAGTTAGAAAAACCGGGAAAAATCCCGGTTTTTCTTCGTTTTTGTGCAATTTGCACAAATTTCGGCCGGCCCTTTACGTGCGCGCGGGCCGGTTTTTCGGCAAAATAACCAACTCCAACAATTTTTGGGGCGCATTTTTTGTGCAATACTCCAACTTGATTTTCCCGGAATCGGTGGTATAATTGTATTATAAATCAAGAGGAGGTAACCCCCATGAATAAAAAGTGCATTACTGTTAGTGAACTGCTCCGCCAGCTTCAGACCATGGAAGAACTCGGTTTTGGTGATTCCAAGGTCATTTACATGGATGAACTGTCCATCACCTACAATGTAGAAGAAGGCGTTCACGACCACTACGGCAAAAATTTTGTGGTTCTGGGGTAACCCAGAACCATGGAGGGAAAAACAATGGCTAGAATTGAAATTGGTAAGGGTATCCCCTATTCAGAGGTCAAGAAAATGGCCGGCGAACTGATGATACAAAATCCCCTTGTTAGTTCTGTGCGTGTGACAGTTGAAAAAGATACTTTGAAAATGTGTATTGAATACACAGAATTTTCTAAAAAAGTACTTGACAAACTCTAAATCCTATGCTATAATGAGTACATCAAATGAGAGAGGAATTGATACCCATGAAGAACATCAAGCTTTTTGAGAGGGAACTGTCCCTCATCCTGGACGAGGATCTCCGCATGGCGGTCAAGGGATACCTGATCGACCGAGTTCCCGACTACTTCTGGACAGACGGTGCTTCCAGTTCTGGCAAGTATCACCCCAAGATGTCCCAGGGCGTTGGCGGTCTGGTTCGCCACACCAAGGCGGTTGTCATGTTCGCCGAAGAACTGCTCCGCATGAGTTCTTACGCATACATGAAGGAAGAATACAAGGATTTCGTCATTGTCGCCTGTATCATTCACGATACTGTCAAGTATGGTCTGGATGGTTTCGACAAGGCCGAGTACAAGAATCACGCCAGAAATGCGGCGACTGCTTTCCGTGATTACTGTCTGGTCACTGGTTACGGCGAACCCCATTTTCTGCTTCTGAACGCTGTCTGCGCTCACATGGGTCAGTGGTCTACCGAGAAAGAGGACAGACCCTTTACCAATGTGGACAGATGTGTCCACATGGCGGACTACATGGCAAGCCGTCCTTTCATCGATATTCCTGCGATTGTCGAGGAATGGAATGAGGTTGCCGGACTGGCAGACGAACTGCCTTTCTAAAAAAAAGTTGTCGGGGGGCTTGACAAATGCCCCCCGACATGGTATAATAAAGAAAATCAAACAAGGAGGAAAACAAAATGGCTACCTGTGCTGATTCTAATTGCGGTTACTACTGGAAGGACGAGGACGAAGAATACCCCCGTTGCCACTATCCCGATGATGGCACTCCCGCCCCCTGTGAGTACGACGATGACTACGAACCCGAAGACATTGACGATGACTTCGGCTTCGACCCCTACGAAGGTTGCTACACCTATGATTGCTAAGGAGGTATGAAAAATGGGTGAATGTCCTTACTGCGGTGCGTCCTTTGATGTGGACGAGTTCGACGATCTGGAAGACAACGGCGATTTTGTCACCGGCACTTCCTACACAATCTGCCCCGAGTGCGGTGCAAGCCTCCATGTGACGGCGCACTTCCATTGGGATGGCTGTTTAGAAATCGACTGAGAAATCAGTCGATTTTTTTTTGATTTAGGGGTTGACAAATACCTCGACTTGTGGTATAATAAGGGTGTGGTTCAACGGGCCCTGAACGGAGGTCAGGGCCCGATTTTCCGATCGGTATACCCCATATGGAATTTTTCTGCTACTTCTAGCGACTTCCGCATATGCCCCGTTCTCCCGAAATCTAGCACCCCACCCCGGAGGGCCGATCGGGAATTCTCATATGGCGAAACATTGAATTGAAAGTCCCGATCGGTAAAAATGTTCTTTTTTTTTATTATAACATTTTTTTTATAAAAAATCCAATCTGCGTTCGGAGAACGCAGAAAGCGCCGATCGGATTTGATTTTTATAAAATTTTTTGATATAATATAAGTACAATAAATAAGAAATGTGAGGTATATACCAATGGTTTATGATAAGAACTATTTCCTGGACCAGTTGCGCAATGGTCAGGATATCAATGCAATTGGTCAGGCCATGGCAGATGCCATGAACGCCGCAATGTCTGACTTCTGTGCTGAGCAGGAGGCCGCCCGTAAGGCCGAGGCAGAGCGTGTCGCCAAGGTGGAGCTGGCCGCAAAGAAAAAGGATCTGGGTCTGAAGATGGTCGACCTGTTCCGTGATTACGCTGATCTGACTGGCAACACCGCCATGGATGAGATGGAAATCACTGACGATGACCTGGACACTCTGGTTGAGGCCCTGGATCAGACTTTCGCCCTGATGGGCGCAATGAAGGAACTGAAGACCGCAATCGATGCTATCCCCGAGGATAAGCTGGTTGGTCTAAATCCTAAGAAGCGTTCCGCCACCATTCACGCCAAGAGCGATGATGAAGCTCTAAAGGAATTTTTGGCTCAAATTATGAAGTAAGATTCTCGTTGTGAAGAAATTCTCATAAGATGATTTCTGACTAAGCTACAACTACCAAGAGAAGAGCTACGCTAAGATAATTTTAGAACCCACCCTCTGAAAATGAGGGTGGATTTTTTTATGCCCCAACGGTAACGGTGACGAGGAAAAGCGATCGGATAGTCCAGGGGCCGATCGGCCAGAACAATCTCACAATTCTCTTCCAAAAGCAACAAAAAAAGGAGGACCGAAGTCCTCCTTAATCAAATATATCATCCAAGAGCACAATAAGCTCCCCCAAATCTTCTAACCACTCAACGATCGGAAATACTTTATTCCAGAAGCGAGTCCACTTAGAGTCCGTAGTTGAATCCTGCGAGCAAATCTTCAATAGTCATTTCCCTCGCCTTCTTCAAGGTTCCCTCAACGTCAATCTCCAGTTTCACATCCGCAGTCGTAGTTCCAGAAGAAGCAGTAGTATGTACGGTCGGTACAGGCGCAAACTCCACTGTAGCTTTCTTCTCATTATAATAGAAGACTTCCTTGTCCTTCTCTGTGCGGATGGGGAAATATTCTCGCTTAGTGTCCTCATGAACAGAGCCTTCCTTATCCAGATAACCAAATCTGAACCACATAGAACCGCTCTTCTTCACGAAAGCATTGTCATCATCATAGACGACATAATAAGCACCATTGCCTTTTTGCGCCAGTCCCATTCTATCACAAGAAAAGACCGGCAAATCCTTCCACTTACCAAGTCTCTGACCAGACTTTGCGGCAGACATTAAATTATTATAGCTAAAAACCATTTTACTTTTCCTTTCAATCGGATTTTCATTTCATTTTTTATTTTGTTCCTCGGTTTTCATTTCATTTTTTCAATTCATTTTTTGAATACCCCTACTTAGGGCTTTTTGAATTGAAGTTCTTGAATGACCCTCATGACATATTCTACTTTGCTTTCATCGGGTTTTCTAAAGATTCCCATCTCTTCCCCGATGCGCACGATAGTATTGTCATGAAGATAACCTTCATCTACAAGCATCATATAACCTTTTCCACCTTTTCTTTTATACTATAATAATTATAACAATATTTTTTTATAAAATCAAATAAAGATTATACGTACTCTCTAAAATAATCCAATAACTCCTCACACTGCCTATCTGACATTGGAATTTCTGGTTCATTTTTCTCATACGCATATGGAATATCTCCAATTGGTACTACATATAATACTGGATCCCCAGGTACCATAAATATCTTTACTTCTTCGGCTCCATATGGTAAATCATCAAATCTACCATAAGCAAATCTTACATTACCTTTCGGTCTTTGATATATCATTCTCCATTATCTCCTTTATGATGGGGATCCCCGGAGGGGTCCCCTAAAATTTTTGCAATTTATTGCAAAAATTAAGTTGCAAAATTGCAATTCAATTTGCAAAATTGTTGCATTTGTAAGTTATAAGTTAGATTTGTACAATGCAATGCAAAATGCAAACTTTGCACGAATATATTGTTACAATTTTTGCAACTTTGCAACAAATTTTGCAAATCAAAATACAAATTCGTTTTCTCTTCTCTTTCTCCAACCATCACTGTGGTCAACAGAAGATTTAGATATATTCAAAATTGTTGCAATTTCAGTTGCAGTTTTTCCTTCTTGCGCCAACTCATAAATTTGTCTGTCATCAATTTTCTTCTTAGCCCCAGCAGTTTTTCCCATTGCAACTTTCTTTGCATATTGATCCTTACTATAATCAATTCTATTTTTCAAAATATTCACAAAAGACTGCGCGATTGCGTCCTCAGGGTGCGCAGGGTCCAGTCCACAGCCATATCGAACGAACTCCGCAATGATTCTATCCTGAGTCTCACAGGGTAATCCAGCAATACTATCTAACCATTCTTTGTGAACCACAAATGTTTCAATAGCGCTCATCATTACCCCTCCTTTACCAAGGAGTCAAACGCTTTCAGAAGTGCGGGAGTCTCTTGATACACCCAACAATTCAGATGCGGATTCTTGGGATTCTTCATTTCTGTTATATAAGAAAATCCTAATTGTTGTAAACCAATATGGATTCTTAAAGAGTATACAATTTTTACTTTTGAATTTGGCATTTCACAAGCTCCTTTTTAGTTTCTAACTTTCTCGTCTAAAAATTCTTTTATTAGACGTCTTATAATCTATGACACAGATAGATCTTCATCTTCTGCATATTGCTGTAATAATTGCTTTTCAATATCATCAAGTCTTACAGTAATAACGGTCATATAATCACCTCCGTATGATTATTGAAAATTAGGAAAGAAAAATTGTATTACGTTGTCCTACACTGTATTACAACGTATTACATTTATATTCTAATTAATTGTATCTTAATTGATTTTGTAAAAATTTTATGATATAATATATATGTAAAGTAAAGGAAAAGATAGTAAAAGAAAAGGTAATGCGCTCCGTCAGAAAAGTAAAATTCCGTGTACCGAGCGTAATACAAAATCTTACTGAGTAAGACTGAATAATACGCCAGGAGGTAAAAGAATTATGGTAGGCTTCACCCCGTCTGTTATTGAAGATGAAGTATATAACATCTGCGAGCAGGTAGACCATCTTGTGTCTTCCAAAGAATATACCAAAGACGCCCTTCATGTCGTTGAAGAATACTTTGAAAATTTGGAATATGAAGATCCTCTCTTCCAGTGGAATGAGATCGTTGATCCCTACCCCGATAATTCCGGCGCATCCGTATCTTTCGCTTGGATCGAAAATCGTCACCTTCATCACATCTGTTTGAATTTCGCAGGAGGTTTCTAATATGAATCGTTATCGTAATTTCATTCGTATTGCGGGACGGGATTTCAACATGGACTTCATTGAATCCATTGAAATCTGTGAAGCTATCAATCCCGAGTATGCCGTCGTCAGTATCGAATACAAAGGCCAGAGCATTACTTATCCTATCACCGGCACTGCTAAGGAAAACCAAGGGAAACTGGATGAAGCATACTGGGTTCTCCATCGTTCTCCTTCTTTACCCATCCTCAAAACCGGTATTCAGCGGAGGTAATCGTTATGACTAAACAAGAACTGATCCTCGATTTCATCAAGCAGTTCCGAGACTTGGGCGCAGAAAATGCATTTTCCAATGGAATGTGCTTTCACTTCACAGTTATTCTGCGGCATCGCTTCGGATCGCTCCACTGCCCCATCATGTATGACCAGGTGGCCAATCACTTCGCAACTGAAATCGAAGGCCGCATTTACGATATTACCGGCGACATCACCGACAACCCCGAGTATCACTGGGAGCGTTGGAGTGATGTAAAGAAGCAAGATCCTGCTCTCGCCAAGATTATTCGTCGGGATTGTATCCTCAAAATCCCCGACGACCAGCGCAGTTGTGAACTCTGTGCTCATTGTTTCTACGATGAGATTCTGAATTGTTTCCTCTGCGACTATGACAACGAACCCGTAGACATCTACGGAGTATGCCGGAAGGAGGTATAACCAATGATTGCAAGAGTAAATAAGAACTGGGGTATCAATGTCAAAAACATCAAAGACATTGGTCTTGATGGCGACAAGATCGTTATCACCTGGCTGGACGACAGCACCAACAAGTATCAGGCTGACGATGAAACTATGGCTTCCATTTATTTCAATCGCTTGATGGATTTGATGGAAGAGTCTATCAGAAAGAATGGTGTAAAGTAATGGGCAAGGCATACGCGATTCTCTATACAGTATATTTCTACGAGACAGATGTTATAAAACACTATAATGGCTTCACTTTTGCAAATTCTATTGCTGAAGCCTGCCATGAAATTGAAGATGAATTTCCCGGGTCAGTGCGCATTGATATTCAAGCATTCGATTCCTACTTTGAGATCCCCGATGATAAGATGGAATTTTTCAAGGAGATGTTGACAGCATGAAAATTTGCGGCGAGTGCGCCTATAAGGCGCTTCAAGACGGGAAGTGTCCTGTCTTTGGACGAGAAATGCCGGTCGAAACACCGGGATGCCCCATCTTCTCAACCACGATAACTAAATGCGCTCTTTGCGGCAACATCATCATGAGCCAGCCAATCATTGATTACGATCAAGATGGCAATACTCATATCATTTGCCGCAACTGTCTCAGCGCAACCCCATGCGAAACCTGCACCCGCGCAAATGTTTGCTACTTCCAGACCGATCATACCTGCCAAGAGCCACCATTCATCATGCATGAAGTGCGACAAGGCAATATGATTATGCAGACACAGATCATGAATCCGAAGCGAGTCATGGCAACCTGCGCCAAGTGCGAGTGCTTCAATGAAGATGGTCTGGATACAAATACATTCTGCCGCAAACAAGAAGGTTGCGGTTGTAAAAATCAAAAAACGAATTGGAGAGATTGAATATGATTCCTTTTTTTATTCTACTGGGCGCAATCGTAGTAATGACTGTCGCAGCCATCTCTATTTGGCTTCATCCCACTAAGCTCGCTAAGGGTATCGTCAGTGGTGCATTGGTTGTCGCAATCATCTTTGCTATCTTCTGCATCGCCCTGAACGCCGCGGCCAAGAGCGACCTGAATTATCTGACTGTTCGTTATGACGACCTGATGCTGTATTACAATACCGTTGTATATTCTGATAATGAATATGTGCGATACGACTATTACGACAAGGTCAATACTTATAACGAAGCCTACGAAAAAGTGATTGCGGCCTCCGAAAGCAAGTGGAATGGTTGGTTCTATCCTGCGGAGGATATTGCCAAGCTGAATACCATTGACTTCACTCTGCATGGAGATAACTTCTATGGAGAAGGATAAGGTTCTCGTTTATCGAGATGAGTTCATGGAGCAGATGATCAAATGCATCGGCTCTGAAGAATGGAAAAAAGCGTTCAACGATAAGCCCAAGAGCGAACTAACTGCGGCGATGGCTGGCATTGGTTTTGCTGGTAATTATGCGGCGGTCCATACTATCGAGCGCATTGCCGCCCGCACTGTGCGCCCTTGCCAGTGGTGCGGTGAATGTCCCGTTTGGACCATCGCATTTGAAGACGGTTCTGAATTAGACACATGGCCTAAGGTAGTCGTGGAATGTGTGCGGCGTGACTGCCCTGTAGTCGGAGAGGATGTAAGATATGCCCAAGTTTAAGATTTATGCCGGTTTGTCCGGTGGTTTTGGCGGTGCTCACTATCATTGCACCGATGAGTTCATTGATCATGCTGACGCTGAGCAGTATGCTCGTGAACTGGCAATGGAAGAGTATGAATCCTATGGCGGCTATCATGGCCTTTATACCTGGGATTCCATGCGCCAGGAAATTGCTGATGAACTGTATGATGGCGACATCGAACAGGTTGATCCCGAGGATGTTGATGATCGCATGACTGAAGAAGTCGAAGGTTGGATTACTTATAAGGTAATTCCCGTTCATGATGGTGTCCTCCTTGATGAAGAAGATGAAGATGGCATATATGATGATGACGACGCAGATTGCTTCTGCGATTGATTTCTTTTCTAAATAAATTATACAAAAATAAGAAAGGAAAATCAACTAATGAAAGAATTCTTTGCCCGTCTGATTCTCAATTTCATCTTCATTCTAAGCATTGTAATAGCCTGCGTTTGCGGCATAGGCATTTTCATTGCTCTGTTGGAATGTGCTTGGGATGTTATGATCCTGTGCATTATCCTTTGCCCTCTTGGTTGCGCGACCGCCATCACGATTGGATCAATCAAATAACACAATTATCAAACCTCCTGGTTCACAGGAGGTTTTTTGATTTTTATAAAAAAATATGATATAATATTTATGTAAGATAAAGAGAGAGGAAAGGGCTGGTAAAAGTTATGGCTAAGAGATGCTTCGGGTTTTACAATGAAGATGGTGAACGCGAAGTCACCATGGACCTGGATAAAGGTCAGCAAGAACTTCTGAGTTTCTTGCAGGACTGGGGTTTCCTGTTGGACAGTATCCATATTCAGGACCTGGGTGAAGTGCGCCAATATCCGCCCTATGCCAACTGTCCCGAGTGCGGCAAGACCTGTATCCTGCTGAGTGGCTTCGGCAATGAAGCTGAGTTCTGGTGTGATGATTGCGGCCTGGACTTTATCGTGGAGGTAGAGGAATGAGTTTTCATGGGCCTGTGATTATTGTGGGAATGGGAAAACCTCCCCTCTCTGAAGAAATGAAAGAAGCTATTGAAAAGGCAGTCCAAGCTATGTGGGCTCCTAAGAAGGAGGAAAAGAAAATGAAGTATTTCCGTTTACGTGCTTATACTCCTTACTGTGGTGAGGAGCTGACTGCGGTCGCCAAGGGTGAGAGCGAACATGAGGTTCTCGCTTCCGGCTTACCCGACGATCTGATGGCTGACTGCGCTGCCGAATGGTTCGACCCGGCTGACTATGAAACCTTCGGCTACGAAGACGAAGAAGAGTATGAAGAAATGTACTACCAGGAGTGCGGCTGTGAGATTGTAGAAATCTCTGAGGCCGAGTATCTGGAAGAGCTGGATCATCTGTAAGGAGGAGTGAATATGTTTTTTATGACCAAGGCTCGTCATGAGCGAGAAATTGCCCAATATGTCTGTGATCTGGATGAAGCTGAACAGGACGTTTCTCATTACCGCCACAGCTGGCTGGAGTCCGATAAAAAGAATAAAGAACTCCAGAAGCAGCTGGATGATCAGAATATGATTCATCGAGAAAAAGAAGCTGCGGCTCTCCGCATTACCGCGGAAAGTAATAAGTTCATGAACGCCGCGATCGAAGCCAAGAGCGAAAATGCTATCCTGCGTCAGATTGTGGAAGATCTGAGTGGCAGGCCTGCGGACGAGCTTATTGCAGCACATAAACGAGCAGTTCGTCTGCTGGAATATGGTGTGCGTGAAGAGCTAATCGGAAAGAAAGAATAATATCTGATTATCGTTATAATAAGAAGCCTCCTAGCGCAGAGAGGCTTTTTTGATTTTTATAAAAAAATATGATATAATATATATGTAAGGTTGAGAGAGAAATGAAACAAAGTTATGGAGGAACACTCAATGAAGGTAAAAGTAAATTTTAAGAAGCCTACTGTGATGCTGACCGCTGACAAGTATTCTTCCATGCTGAAAGAAATGGAAGATATGCGCCATGACCTGGCTCTGTATAGAGGCTGGCACGCTGAAGATCAGGGCAAGATTCTGGACCTGATTACCAAACGAGATCAGCAAGCAGCTCTGATTCAGGAGCTGAATGACCAGATCGAGGCCAGTGAAACCACTCGCAAGGATGCAGAAGATGCTCTGGTAATCGCCAAGAAGAACGCAACTCTGCGTGAGATGGGCTGGGATATGCTCCACAAGCAGATTGAAGAGCTTCAGCGCGAAAACCGTGGTCTGCGGATGCAGGTTGACCGTGCGGAAAAGCGAGCTGAAGATGCTGCATATGAGCTGGATACTGCTAAGCAAACCATCGCCAATCTGCAGGAGTTCCGTGAAGACCTGGGTCAGGAAGTTGATGAAGCCAACCGCACCATTGCCGAGATGGCTACTGAAATCCAGGAGCTGAAGACTGATCGGAATATCACCATCGCTGAAAATGAGCGTCTGCGCGCTCGCATGGCTGAGAAGGATAAGACCAATGACATCGCCGTCCGCGCCACTTCCGAACTGGCTGATATGGTGGTGAATGCTCGCAATGAACGAGACACTGCTCGAACCGAAGCCGAAGACCTGCATCTGGAACTGATGGAGCGTGACTGTCGAATCGACGAACTGGAAAAGCAGGTTGAGTGGCTGCGAAATAAGAATGAAGAGTGGGCTCAGGTGGCCAATGATCAGAAGAGCACCATCATCAATTACGAAGCCGTAATTCAGAGCCTGCAGGAAGAGGTAGAGCGTTGGAAGCGCATCGCTTCTGACAATGTCGACCTGGCAAAGCAGTTCCATCATGAAGCTCTGGCGGCTGAGGAAGAAGCCAAGAGAATGAAGAACTCTTACGATGCTCTATATGAGCAGTCTGCCAGCAACCATGCCAATGCCGAGTATTGGGAAGACCAGACTCGTCGACTGGAATCTGATGTCGATATCCTGCAGCGCCAGCTCAAGGCAAATGAAGAGGAATACAACAACCTGCGGAAGATGTATGTTGAACTGAGGGATGCTGCGGCCGTCGC